AGGACGCAATTGGTAATCGTTATGATATGGTTTTGATTGCAGCAATTAGAAATCGTGAGTTAAATAAAGGATATAAACCTAAACTTGAATCACAACATAGTAATCATGTCACAGCCTTAATGGAAATTGAAGAAGGACTGGTTGGACGAGATTATCTTAAAAAAGTTCGTTAGTTATTTATAACCAATAACCATGTATCTATCATAGCCCCAATGGCTATACCTTATCTCTTTTATGCCCTCATAAATTACCCTCGCAAGAGGGTATTTTTGTTTTAAGCCTTGTAAACTGTTATTAGGATTTACAATATTCCAATCATGTTGATCAGGATTAACATTACTTGATTGCAAACATACTAATGTTCCTTCAGGTATATTATCATACCATTTTGATTCTTTCATATGTTCTACACTACAATTGATAACAACATCAATGTAAGCTAAATCTACATCATTTGCATCTAATACAATATTGTAAATATTTGGTTCTATAAATTTCCAAGTATCGCATATTTTATCAGCACACATAATTGCCTCTTTATCGATATCATAGCCATATATTTTATTGTACAATCTAGGATTTCTTGTGACCATTAACAAGCCTATGATGTTTGTCCATGATCCTAAAACAGCAACATTTACTTTGGCAACATAGCTTTCAAACAATATTTTTTCTAATTCTTCACAGAGCCATAGCTTGCTTACCATTAAGCCATGCGATAGTGATTCGTAAGGATTATCATTCATTTGTTAAAATAATTTTACAATATGCGTTAGCATCACTTGTTTCGCTTTTTTCCCAGTCGCTAGCAAGATTGTATCCTGCTGATACATATGTGTTCCAACTTGTTTTTTTAGGATAACTCCATGCAAATAGACATTGCTCTTGTATAGCTTTTTGTATACTTGCTATCAATAATTTTTTACCGATACCTTGTTGTCTGTATTCAGGAAACACATAGACACCTCTACTTCGGTAACTGTTGTCAGCACATTTGTGGCCGCTGTTCACTCCCACTAAGACATCGTTTATAAAATAACCGAAATGTGTAGGTTGAGTGTGCATATTATCCATCGTATAACCGCCTAGGAATATCATTGCACTATTTGATTCAATAGGACTATTACGATTTGGCCATAAATTGTTTCGCCAAACCTTATAAATTTCATCGAATGTAATTTCTTTAATCATAAATACCTGATTATTTATGACAATACCTAATGTTCGTTTTATATATTCAGGTGACAAATATGATTCTATGCGAGAATCTACAGTAACACATGTTATCAATATACTGTCTAATTTGATATCCTTACCTGATAAAATAGAAATACAATTTGAAAAATTGAATGACTCTACTTATGGAGAAGTTACAGTAACGCATCGGTTTAAGAATAGGATATTCTTAAACGAAAATCTTTCAGCAAAAGAATGTATTGTACCTGCGATTCATGAATTAATACATATCAGTCAAATGCATACCAATCGATTGATAGGTAGGCGTGATGGATCATTTATTTGGGACGGTAAAGTGTATACAGTTCCTAAAAATCCAACTTACGAAGTGTGGGCCAACTTACCTTGGGAAAGAGATGTTGCAGAAAAACAACAAAAATTGTTGGAAAATGTGCTTAAAATTGGGTTATCTTGAGGTTGACAATAAATGGATTTGGGAATATAATACAAATATGCTAAGAAATCAGCGTAAGCGCAGATCCGATCGTAATCAGGTCATCTACTACATCGAGGATGTAGTGACCCATGATGTTTACATCGGACTGACCGCACTTAGTTTTAAGGGTAATGTATTTCGCACCCTACGCCGTCGTATGCAAAAGCATATGCAACGGGCCCTTGCAGAAAACAAGAATTGGGGTCTGAGCCGTGCATTGCGTGAGCGTGGTGCCGAGCGTTTTGTGTTCGGTGTTGTTGAAGTTGTGCGTGGCAAGAAGGCTGCACACGCCCGCGAGACCGAACTGATTAACACAATGCAACCTGCTCTTAACACTTTTGGAGTCAAGTAAAATGTTTTTCACATTAAAAAATTACAATGAATTCAAAGGTCCGGTTCGTTGGCATGATTACATTTCTATCATGTTCAACGAATTCCCAGTGGTTCTTGTTCGCCGTTATGATTGGTTTGACACCGAACGATACACCTTTATGGTTCAATTGTTTGGTTTGAGAGTGTATCAAAAAATTGGAAATATGTAATGAACGATAGACAATATCTAGAAGCCGCAGAAAAGTATGCTACGGATGAAAATCAATATAGTAACTTTGTAGAAGTGTACCGTAATTTCCGCGAATTCTTTGACGTTAGAACCGCGACCGAAAACGCATTGTTTAAGTTGTTCGGCAGGGAGTGCCCTCTTGTAACCAGTATTTAGGATTCAACAATTGACTGATTGGGTAACATCACTGTTGAAAATATTAAAGGTAGTTGCTATAATTATGGCAATGGTAGCTATCTTTTTTATTTGGACGGCTGTACCTGATGATGAATTTTACGAACAAGAGGATAATCATGCATCTGAGCAAAGTTAATGAAGCACTTAATCACCGTATTACCGGCGGATCAGAATATCAATGGAAATGCTATGGTCCTAATGTAAGATTTTTGGATTTTGAAAGCAACTTTGCGTATGCAAGTGTAATTTTCGATACCGAAACTCAAAAGGTTTATGAGGTAACTGTTAACGCTAAAGAAGATGGAGATGACAATCTTCCTGGTCCATATCGTTGGCTTAATCCTGAAACTAAGGATGCACACCTTGAAGAATGTAAAGAGAAAAATATTGACCCTAATAATGCATGGGATGATACTAATTGGATCGATCTTGAGGTAGAGGATGACTTCCTAGAAAAAGCAAAAGCGATTTTTGAAAATCAACCCTTTGACCGTCGGGTATCAGTTCCTCTAGATTTAGATGACACTTCATTGTTGCAACTTGCATTAGAAGCCCATAAGCGTGATATTACAATTAATCAAATGGTTGAAATTATCCTACAAAACGCTATAGATGAACATAACCGTGTCAACGCTAAATAATATTGAAGCGTTATATATGTAACGCCATAAAGGAAACAATCATGAATACATTAATTGCAGGTTTGATTACAGCGGTTGGTTTAGCAATTTCTCTGCCTGCAACCGCCCAACATCGTCATGGACATCACAATGGACATCAGATTCGTAATCATGTCCCCCATGTTGTTCATCATCATCACTACAATAGAGTTCATCGCCATAGAATGGAAAGGCACTGGCACCCTCATCACGGATGGATTTGGGCACCTGTAATAGTTGGCGGTGCATATTTACTTCATCAAAACACAAGGCCTGCTCCTTTTGTCACAGAGGAAATAATTAGTCCTGCTGTTACACCAACTAATCCATCTGTAGAATGTACAGAATGGCGTGAAATTCAAAGTCAGGATGGCAAAGTCTATCGTGAGCGTACTTGTAAAGAATTGCCGCAGTAATACCAAAAACATAGAAGCGTAACTGTTCTATGTGCTATAATAGTGCATGGAAAATGTATTTTACGGTATAATTAATTGGATTCGTGAGGATTGGGAATCACATCCTATAAGGTGTTCATTAGAGATTTTAGCATGGTTTTTAAGTATAACCTGTTCAGTTGTAATGATGCTTACTGTTCCCAATCCCCCGTTTCTAATTTTATATCCACTTTTTATTTTACAATGCGGAATTTTTTGTTGGGCGGCATATACTAGAAAAAGTTCTGGGATGATTGCCAATTATGCATTACTTGTTTTTATTGATTCAATTGCACTTATAAGGTTAGTTGTATGACGCAAGAAATGTCTATCACCACGTCTTGGACTGAAAAAGATTGGGATAAATTTGCAAAATGGCTTAAAGGTATGCTTCAAGTAGATACTGGAAAAGTCACCTTCACTAAAAAAGATGGAACCGAACGGGTAATGAAATGTACTTTAAATTCTAAAGTTTTACCGCCGGCACCGATAACTGAAGGAAAAAAAGAACGTAAACTTAATCCTAATGTACTTGCAGTTTATGATATTGATGCCCAAGGCTGGCGCAGTTTTACAATCAAATCAGTTACCAAAGTAGAATTTACTATTTGACAATAAATACCATTCGTGCTACACTAATGGTATCGCAACAATTCACTATGAGCAAAGAAGTGAACAACCGAGATAAGATTTCTTTTAAGATCCCAAAGGTCAAAACCCGTGCCCACAAGGCATTGTTTGACAATGATCTTCCTTTTCAACACAAGGTTGTAAATCCTAAAAAGGGTCAATACAACCGACGCCCGAAACATCGAAATAACCTCGATGATTGGGAAGGTTGACAATAAATCATTTTGGCTATACAATAGTATTATTGACAGTTTAATACGGAGTCAGTAATGGAAACAAAAGAATTGGAATACGCAAACGCAGGCCGATTTGCTTGGTTTGCGGCCCGTGATGCCCGCATGCGTAGTTTGGCAAATGCCAGTCTGTATACAGAAGCCGAAAAGAATCGTGCCGAGCGTATGCGTATGGGCCTGACATTGGTCTATGCAGGCAAAGAATTTCACATTGAATACCGTAAGAAGTTTATCAGCCTCAAGATTGATAAGGCCATTGTAAGGGACCGCAAAACCCTCGCATTGCTAGAATCTGACTACGACCTGCTTGGGGTAGTTAAGCGGGTAACCAATCAAGGTGTTACATATCGAATTCCAAAGGCTTGACAATAAATGGATTTGGGTATATAATACATACATAGACAGTTAGATAACGGAGCAAAAAATGCAACTTATGACCGAAATTCAAAAAATCAATTCTAGCATCATGTTCGGTAGTTTTACTAATGAGGAATTGAACTCTATTGTGAGTGCGGTAACCTTCGCAAGGGCCCAACTAACCAAACAGGCAAAAATCAGTTTTGTCCGCGGTAGCAAGGTGAAGTTTACATCCAGTAAGACAGGCCAGACGGTAACAGGTGAAGTGTCCGATGTTAAGCGCAAGTTCATTCATGTCCGTACCAATCAAGGTGTTTGGCGTGTCCCCGCAAATATGTTGTCCGCGGCTTGACAATAAATCGGTTTGGGTATATAATACATACATAGACAGTTAACTAACGGAGCAAAAAATGATTCTAGTAAGCAAGGTTCTCGGTACTTCGGGTGACGGTTACTGGTCTGATGTTGTTAAAGAAGTGCCCGTGACTGGTTTGGAACTTGTCCAATATGATGAAACCGAAAACTACGGCGAACTCCGTGTTTACTTTGACACCCAAATTTGGGATGTTGATAGTGATGGATTGATCTACACTGATTCCAAATTCGCACAAGGTCTCAAGGACCTGCTTGCTAGCATGAAGTTGGGTACCGATGTTGGATACTCCGAACAAGGTATGCAGGGTGACAACTATGTTTCCCTCGATGCAGGCTCAGAATTTGTCCAATCTTTCAAGGCCCTAAAGGCTTGACAATAATTGGATTTGGGTATATAATAGAGACTTAGACAGTTAGATAAAGGACTACGAAATGGCTTACATGAATCAGGAACGCAAGGCTCGCATCGCTACTGCAATTAAGCCTATCCTCGCAAAGTATGGTGTCAAGGGTTCGCTTTCGGTGCGTAATCATTCTAGCATTGTGTTGACCCTCAAGTCCGGCAAGATTGATTTCATTGAGAATTTTATCAAGACCGATGCCGATAGCAATATTGGTCGTAAGATGGCTCAGGATCAAATTGATTATCTCCGCAAGAACCAAACTATGGATGTGAATCCCTACTGGTTTCAGGAACACTTCACTGGTAGTGCTAAGGCTTTCCTGACCGAGGCTTTTAGGGCACTCAAGTCGGCTGATTGGTACGATGAGTCCGACGCAATGACCGATTATTTTAACACGGCTTACTATGTTGACCTCAATGTCGGCAAGTGGAACAAGCCCTATCAGGTTACTGTATGATAGTTGACAAAATTAAAAATTGGTTGTATAATTACTTTTGGTGGCTTGAAACTTTGTGTTGGGCCGTTGTTGTAATCTTGTGTGTAATTTTTCTTTGGAGAAACGGATGAATACTTATTGGGCTTTGGTACAAACAGTACCCGGTGGTTTTATGCGTGTCACTGTTCAAGCAGACAATCCATATAATGCATATCAAATGCTTTTAGGCATGTACGGTGATCGATTGATCTCTGAACATGCAAGTCAGGTTGTTTAAGAATTCGGGCAATTAAATGGTTGACAAGTGCAATGCCCGGTATTATAATTGTGCTTGTCATATGACAATTTTATCAACCCTAGCTATATAAAGGAAATGTAAAATGGCTAATCAAACTTTCAAAGTTGTCGGTATTACTGTTCATGGCGATTCTACTAAGGTTCGCTTTACTGATGATATGGTTCGCCGTATCAAACAGTTTACAAAGGGTGGGGCTACCCGTTGTGAATTTATTGAATTGCCCAGTGAGATGACTAAACTTGAGGCTCTCAAGTATATGGCTACTCAACCCGAGTTTGCAAGTGCTGGCGATCAGGCTACTATTGCAGATTGCATTGTTGATCGTGAAAAGGAAGCAAGCAAGGGTACTGTCAAGGTTAAGGTCAGTAAGACAAAGCCTAGTGTCGAGGCTATTAAGGCCCGTGCTAAGAAGGCTGTCAAGACTGAATCTCCCAGCGAGACTGTTTCGGCTGAACCCGTTGCTGAGTAATATGTAGGCAGGGGTTCCTGCCTACCTTTTTGCCATGAGATATTCAAAATTAAATAACTTCCATGAACGCAGACTTTTTGACCCTAACAAAAAATCTGATTTACTTGAACTTAAGTTTTATCTTGAAAACAGTAAATGGCGTAACGGGTGTCCATTTTATGTAGAGTATCCTTGGGAAGACATTCCAGCAATGTGTAAGGACAAGTATGCACTACATATGTTGTCTAAGTTGAAATAAACAAGCCCCTTATGGGGCTTTTTTATACGCCATACACACCACGCATGGCATTAAAATTTTGCTTCACTTGGTCTGCGGTTAATGCTATATTATAAATTAGGCTTTGCCCAATCTGTCCATTCATTGGATAACTTCCGTAAATACTTGCACCAGTATACGCACTTAATCCAATCCAAACATTTTGGTTATTTGCCATGCTACCAGTAGTACCGTCTGTGGTTGAAGTTATAAGAACTCCATCAACATATAAATAAATTGTATCTAATGCTACACTACGAACAAATACTGCGTTATGCCAAACTCCGTTGCAAAGATTAGTCGATCCTCCAAGCGAGGCTGTAGTGCCGTTAGTAAAATCTGCATATAGTCTACCGTCAGTTATTCCTAAAAACATACGATAGTTCCACGGACTTCCGCCTACTTGTTCTTTTGAGAATAACATTTGGTAAGTTGTGGTCACTGAACTTTTAAACCAACTACTTAAAGTAAAAGTTTCTGAATTTAAATATTGACCAGTATTAATGTATCTGTAGTTTGTCGCCCCATTAAATCCAAAACTAGGTGCTCTTGCTGTAGAGTAAGTTACACCATTAACTAAGGTAGCAGTATATTGATTCGAACTTAAATCATATGCACTTGTACCTGACCCAGGATAACTGCTAGACAGTTGTGGTTCTAATCTAAGCTGAAGTCCAGTTGTAATTATCTGCCCTGGTTGAGCAGATTGGACCATCATAACACCAGCCATTAGTAAACTCCTGTACCATTAATGAACCAAGTATCACTTGCAACTTTCATCAATGTAGCCATACCGTATGTGCCTACAACTCTATTGCCTGCACTTGAGCTACCCGCCATATACAATGTAACACCACTTGCCGCATTCACTAATACATTACCTGCGGCTTGAACAACGATACTGATTGCTGTGCCTGTTGCAAAACTTGTTGTTGCGTTGTTTGGAATAGTCAATGTTAAGTTGCCGGCAGTCGTTGAGTAATAATGTTTACCGCCATCAGTTGCCGCTAATGTAGTATTACTTGCTGGTATTTGAGGTATATCAAGGTAACCAATTGTATAACTATTTGTATTACCGCTAAAGTTGTTAGCAGTTACATTGCCTGTTGTGCTTATACTATTACTACCGAAAGACCCTAATAATGTTACAACATTGCTATCACCGTAACTACCGCCACCTAAGGACACTTGCGTACCATTTGCATAATTAACAGCAAATGTGTTGCCTGGTAATGTTAGATTACCTGTGTTATCAAAGTTCCAAGTTTGTATAGAACCATTGATATTGGCTTGTATCATTGCGCTATTAGCATATGCTGATATAGCAGTAGTACCGGTCGCCGCATTAGCAGGGACAGATAATAATTGTGCCGGGACATCAGTACCATCGTCTATAGTTGCCAATCCAAGATAACCACCTGGTGTACTCTTAATAAATCTGCCTAGACCACTTGGTACTACCATATTACCAGTGTTATCAAATGTCCAAGTGCTTGCGCCGCTTACTAATACAACATTACCATAACCTGGTATACCTGTTCCTGCTGATCCGCCTGTCAATCTGACTTCGCCGCCATTGTTTCCGCCGTAACCACCTTGTAGTGCTATGTTGCCACCTTGATTTGCTGTAGCACCACCACCATTTATGTTTATAGCACCACCATCAGTGCCGCCTTGACCTGCGCTGATATTTACTGTGCCACCAGGACCATTTGCGCTATAACCGCCGGTTACTGATATTTGTCCACCACCATCATAACCTGAACCACCGTCTAAGTTGATGTAACCGCCATAGCCAGCAGATACATTATCTGCGTCACCTGCATAAATCTTTATGTCACCGCCGTTAGTATCAGCATCACCCGCCCAGAAATAAACATCACCGCCTTCACCTAAACCGTTTCCGCGCTGACCTTGAATGATTAGTCGTTGTGCATTTGTATCTACATCTGGTGTAGGGCCAGTAATAATTACTTGTTGACTTTGATCACCAAACTGTAGTGTTTGTGCCGATTGGTTACCGCCGTTGTGTAGATCAACGGTTAATGTTGGGAATATAACAGTGCCATCATAATCAAATCTCCAGTTATAGCCAGTAGCATTGCCAACATCATAACTATTGATGCTTACACGATGATATCCATCGTCAATCTGTACATAAGTTTGTTCACCACCTAAGTATAGTAATACATTTGATGCGTCTTGTGCGCCACCCGCTCTTAAGTGCAAGTGAGCCGGGCCGGTTGGATCAATGATTAGATATCTGTCATCACCTGTGCTATTGTCTGGATATAAATTTAGTGTGCTTAATCCACTGCTATCTCCGGCGTTGTTTGGCAAACTGCTTATTACACTGTTGCCTGATGCTAGTTGTAAATCGCCGGCGTTCGTGAATGTCCAAGTGTTACCACCACTATGAATTTTTGCTACATTGTTAGCACCTTGTGTAATTTCAAACGCAGTATTTTCACCACCTAAGAATATATTTGCTGCTGGTTCGTCAATATTGCTGAAAGCGTATGCTCGTAAGTGAATATGACCAGGTGCAGTTGGATCTAATACTAATACTTGTGAAGTGTAATTACTATCTGGTGTTAATGTCATTGTGCTGACATTTGGAATCAATGGATCCAAACTACTATTAGCAATACTCTGAATAACGCTATTGCCATTTGGCAATACTAAGTTGCCATCAACATTGAACTTCCAAAAATTTGGCGTACCGATATTGCCGGTTCTAATATGTATGTCACCAGGAGTTGCGTTTGGAGCATTGACATAGATTGCTGCCATTACTGATGTATTTGCTACATCATCACTCCAGTTCATATATGTTGTTGCGTTACCTTGTGTTGCTACACCAAAACTTGCGTTGCTTGCTAGTATGGCTTCGCTGCCATATTGTGCGCCTATCTTTGTATAACCACCTGGTAGTGTTAGTAAACCATTGCCATCAAATGTCCAAGTCGATGAACCATTTGTTGTAATTGTAGCATTACCGTCTGCGGTGGCAATGTCAAAATTACTATTACCGTTGGCAAGAGGTAATCCACCGCCACTAGGCGCAGCCGCAAACACACCATTACCATACAGTATATTGCTACTGCTGCCGTCTAAGTTTATGTTTGCAATGTTGCCTATTCCACTTACATTACCAAGTGCTACTGAATTGGCAGTACTAGCATATGGGACAGCACCATTGATATTAGCGCCTGGTATAAAAGTTAAATTATGAGCGTTACCCATGAAGTAATCAGCGATCACCCAGTTTGCACCCACATTGCCTGTAAAAGTTGGTAGATAATTTGCTACTTCACTATTACCGTAAGTGCCACCATCATCCCAAAATACTACCCCATTGCCATCTGTTGTTAGGACTTGATTATTACTGCCACCGTAAATTACAAGATTACTTACATTACCTAAATTTACAAGACCTTCGACTGTCAAGTTAGATAATATACCAACACTAGTAATGTTTGGTTGCATTGAGTTAGATACAGATCCTGCTTGTCCTGCAAAATTTGCAACATTAGCTTGACCTGCCGAAATGTACAAATTACCTGCTTGTGACAGCACTGCATTTGCAATGTTGGCAATTGTAGCTTTTTGTGTATCAGGGGTACCTGTCATATTTACAACGGGCACTAGGGTATTACCTGGTATAGTATTACCAATCGGAGGAAGTTGTGATATTTTTATTGGATCCACGATTTGTTATTCCGTTTTATGAAGTTACGCCTTTTATTACTGCGAAATTAAATACAGGTTGTTCTGTAGTAGTTCCGCCTGTGGTAGCAAAAGTTATGTCAAAACTACCTGCTGTTATTGCAGTAACAAAAATTTGATATTTGTCTGTGCCGGATTTTTGATTTACAATTACAACATCTGTTGCAGCTACTGTACTATTTGTTACAGTAAATGTTGCAAATGTACCTGATCCTGCTGCCGAAACTAAGGTTATAGCTCCTGTAGTTTTATTAATTGTTACACCGGTAGTCCGTGATGTTATTTGTGTTATTGTACCGCCTGCACCTGTAGCATACCCTATACCACCGGTACTGTTTGCTGTAACATTACCAACTGAGATAGTGCTCGGCAAATCAACTACAAATGTTCCTGCTGCAACGATAGGACTACCCGAAACAGTTAAACTGCTACTTGTCAAACCAACACTAGTGACAGTTCCTGATCCAACTGAAGTTGATATTGTTACATTACCGTTACTTCCACTTAGTGAAATACCGCTACCAGCTGTAAGCCTTGTGACGCCGGTGTTAAGAATTGTAATATTACCAGATGTAGTAATTGGACTTCCTGTTACTTGTATACCGAATCCTGGAGTCACACCTACGCTTGTTACAGTACCTACACTTGCTCCATTGGCAATGGTTGTTATTCTTCCGTAACTATCTACAGTTACTGAAGGATATGTATACGAGCCTGCAGTTACACCTGTTGTTGCGAGGTCTAAAGTGATTGTACCGCTGCTTACGATTGGCGAGCCTGCTACTGTTATTCTTGATGCAGATGCGGTTGCAACGCTTACACTTGTAACTGTGCCGCCACCTCCACCACCTCCACCAGTGGAAGATATTGTAATATTACCGGTGTTGCCTGATAGGGTAATTCCCGTACCTGCTTGTAAATAGGTTACTCCGGAGTTAGTGATATCTAATATACCGGTAGTTGAGTTGGCGTTTACTGTTATGCCGGTGTTGCCGGTAAAAGTATTAAAAGGGCTAGCATTCGCAAATAAAGTTGCAAAGTTAGTTTTTGTTTTGTTAAATGCAGTATATAGGGAGTCACTACCGGTTGATTCGTTCGGTTGACCAATATTTATTACTTGTAAGCCAGAAAGTGCCATAGAAAATCCTTATAGTGTATTTATCACACACTAAAAGAACTTCCGCATCCGCATGTTGTCGAGGCCTGTGGGTTAGTAATACTAAATCTTGAGCCATCTAGGTCATCTTTATAGTCAACAACAGCTCCCTGTAGATATTGTATGCTCATACTGTCAACTAGGACACTTGAGGAACCTGCTGAAATTTCAAAATCATCATCGTGTTGATCTTCATCTATAGTAAATCCATAGCTAAAGCCTGCGCATCCGCCACCTTGAACAAACATGCGTAACCTACTTTTTGGATTGTTTTCTTCTGCTAAAACCTCAGCAATTTTGCTTTGTGCCGCTTCTGTTAATGTAATCATAAATCTCCTCTAATTTTTTGAAAAAGGGTGGGTGTTGGCTTACCCTTTATTAATCCATGTTGTTTGTGCAACTTTTTAAAATCAGTATATTTTCCTACAACTTCAAATGCAGGTTTAAAAAATATAGCTGCTGGCCAAGGTTTAATCATCCGTAATATACCAACTCTTTCCTTACCAGCTGGTGCATTTTGTAATTCTTTTGTGCTGCTTGTTACTTTTTGTAACCAAGCATTATTTTTTAATTTTATGAGCCACACATATGGATATTCTCCTGCGTACAAATCACTATTTTTTAAATAAGTTTGTAGTGGATAAAACCATAGTGCAGGCTTTCCTTTTCCTGCACCGATGTATTCTGGATAAAAATCAGGGTCATCAACATCCAAAGTTTTTCCAAATGTTTGTTTTGCACTGAAACCTAGCTTATCAACATCCGTAAATCTAACAAAATATTGATCGGTATTACCACCATGTTTTAATATGTCATTTAAGATTTGACCCCGTATAGACTGTTTTGCCTTAGATAAAATCTCAAACGCTCTCATAGATTTTTACCCCATCTAGTATTTATATGGCTCCAGTTCATTATTTTCCATATATTTTCTAAGTATTGCTTTTTATCAGCTTGGTAATCTAGTGCCCAAGCATGTTCCCACCAATCAACTAATACCAATATGTCATCACGTACTTCGTGATTTACAATTGTTTTTATATTTCCATCATATGTTAAGTAAATCCATCCTGAACCTTGTATTTTCATAGCCTCTTCTTTAAAGACTTCTTTGAAATCTTTCCACCAGCCATATTTACGCTTAATTAAATTTAGTACAGGTCCGTTAGGAGTCCCTGAATCTTTGGGTTCTTGAAACTGTGCAAAGTAAATATCATGCAGGAAATACCCTGCATAATTAAAATCCTTGTCGCCTTCGTTGTTATTATATTTTTTGGCGTAGCCTTTGGCAAGGCCATCGTAATGATATTCTAATGTATCTTTGCTTAATACAGGCTCTAAATCAGTGTACGAATAGGGTAGTGGAGCAGTGGTTAATTTTTTTGTTTTATATTCTGATAAAAATTCGAACATTCATTATTTATCAGATAATCATATATAGAATTTGCAAAAATTTCATGGGATTTAATACCTGCATGACCCATGTCTCTAGCATAATCAACTATTTTTTCAATGATAGTGTTATCATCAAATGGTATTATTTTTTGTAATCCAAAGTAAACAATAGGAACTTTAACTATTGATTGAACCATTGCATGGATTAAAATTTTTCTTGCATCAAAGAACTTTAAATCTATACCTAAAATAACAAACTTTTGGTAATCGTCACCTGCAGCCCACAATCCTTGGGGTTGTAAATTATTTGGTGAAGTGCCTGTCAACATTCTAGTAAAATCAGGCCATTGTACAATAACAGCTTTTGGCTTTTTATTAAAAAGTCCAAACCATACAATTAAATTGTGTAAAACTACATCTATTCCTGTAGCGCCCAACCCCATTGAATAATAATCACAATTTAATTTTTGTGCTAATAAATGCGGATAT